AACCAGTAAGTGGGCCCGTAAAGAAACTGCACTGACTGTAGAAGAACTTCAAGCAGTAAACGATCACGGCTTGTTCAACTTGAACGATTTCCTTCCTAAGCGTCCAAGTGAAGAAGAGCAAAAGATCATGCAAGAAATGTTCGAAGCCAGTGTAGACGGGCAACCTTATGACCCAGAACGTTGGGGATCTTACTTCCGTCCAGCAGGCTTCAGTGCTCCTGCAACTGCTCCAAATAATGGCTCTGGAACGGTTAGCACTCCTGTAGCGGAAGCAACTCCAACGCCGACTCCTGCACCAATTCCCCCTGTGGCAGAGTCGGCCGCTGAGTCAGCCCCTGTTGCTGAGGCACCAGTACAAACTGAAGCACCAGCAACCAATCAGAAGGCTGAAGACATCCTAGCGATGATCCGTAGCAGACAACAAACTCAATAATGTTAACACAGTTCGATACTGAACTGTTTCCTAACGATTGTGAGGTAGTAGAAATGCTATCTCACAATCAATTTGTTTATCTCATACAAAAAAACGGCAGTTCTTCATTGAGACGCGAAATAAGAGATAACAACTTAAAGGTTTACAGTAATCACGAAATTGCTGATTTAGACAACATCGACGTTTACATCAGAGACCCACAACAGCGTTACATCAGTGGCGTAAACACTTACATCCAGCAACTAATAAGGGATCATCCTCATCTTGATCCTAGTACCTGCATTTGGTTTGCTACCCGGTATAATTTTTTAAACAGACATTATCTCCCGCAGTTTCTGTGGTTAGTAAATCTGTCAAGGTTTTGCAATGTTAATGCTAAACTATGTTTCAGAAATTTCCAAGATATAGCAAATATCACTAAACACAATAGAAATGCAGGTATCACAAAGCCGAGCAATGATTTTGTACAAAAGGTGTTAACAAGTACCAGTGAAGACATGAAGCTATGGTGGTTCTTAGATCAGATGCTTCAGGACTTCGACGGTGTGAGTTTAACTTTCCGACAAGTCATTGAACATGTAAAACAACATCCAAGTGGTGTGTATGATATCTTTACAGAAAGGTTTCGAGAAATTGCAAAAACTTTACTGCCCTAGACTAGAACATTTTGTTCGCTTTAATGCCAATGGCTCTATAGGCAAGTGTGGGCATATGGTGGGCAGTCCAACATTTAGTAGTTGGGAAGAAATGGAAAACAGTAGTTGGCTAGGCAGTGTAAAAAGTCAAATGAGCAATAACCAATGGCCGTTAGAATGCCGTCGCTGTCAGCAAACTGAAGAAACTGAACAGCCACACAGTATCCGTTTGAACAGTATAGAGCGAGATAAGTTATTATCGTTTATCAGAAAAGACTATCTAATCCTAGGCGGTGTCCTTGACAACATCTGTAATAGTGCGTGTCAAACATGTAGTGCAAGACTTAGCACAAAAATAGGAAGTTTAACATCTAACAATTATATAAAAGTAGACAATAGTAAGTTGTTTAAACAAATACCTAGAGACAGAATAGTTGAACTTGATTTAAATGGCGGTGAACCTACTGCTAGTCCAGCGTATCAGCAAATCTTAGCAAACTTGCCAGATCACGTAAAAGTATTGAGAGTAAACACCAATGGTAGTAAAGTTTTGCCACACCTAACAGATATACTTAAACGAAATATCACTGTTATAATAACATTAAGTCTCGATGGTGTTGGACAAGTTCATGACTATGTGCGTTGGCCAATAAAGTGGACTCGATACACAAAAATTGTGGATCAGTATAACCATTTGAAATCAGAGTACAAAAATTTAAAATTACAAGCATGGACTACCGTAAGTGCTCTTAACGTAAAAGATTTTGATAACATTACAACATACGCCAGAAACGTCGGACTTGATCATGATTGGGCTTTTCTTACCAGTCCTATTGCACTTGATCCAACCTTTACAAACAGTCTAACGCAATCCGCTAAAAATAATTTACAAAACCAAGATATTGTAAAACATATCGCTACGCAAGACTGCAACCAAATAGAATTAGACAACTATATAAACAAACAGGATACCTTGCGCAATATATCAATAAAGGACTATCTATGAAAATTGCTATCACTGGACACACAGCCGGCATTGGACAGGCGTTTGCAACCTACCTCACTGACAGAGGACACGACATTGTTGGAATCAGTCAACGTAATGGATTTAACATAAAGGACATTGACCACGTAACTAAAATTATCACAGAATGTGACATGTTTATTAACAATGCACAAAGTGGATTTGCTCAAACCGAACTGCTTTTGCAAGTTGCTAATCATTGGCAAGACGATAATACCAAGATGATTTGGAATATAGGAACTGCAATGACAGAGAGTTACAATCTTCCTACAGTTGACAATCATTCCACTGGAGCTATTATTGCATATAGGGTACAGAAAAGAGCTCTTGAAGATGCATGCAAGACTTTAAAAGCACAGGACAACAAAGTTAGAATAGTAACTATTCGCCCGGGTGCTGTTGCTACGCAACCATATAATATTGCTAACGAAAATGCAGCAGATGTAAACCAATGGGTACATGCAGTTTGTAACTTCTACATTGAATGTAGAAAACATAAACTTTTTCCCAGTGATTTTTCAATTACATTTAAAAAGCAGGCTCCGGATATCTAATGGATGCAAAACGTATTCTAACCAATGGAGTGTTTTGTCCCATGCCCTGGAAAGGGTTAATGTACAACTTTGACGGAAAGGTAAAAAATTGTATACGCAGTGCGGGTAGCATAGGAAATATCAAAGACAATAGTATACAGGATATCCTCTATGGAGAAACAAATTTACACACGCAAGAATGCATGCTCAATGATCAACCTGGTCCTGATTGCCATACCTGTTACGATTTAGAAGGTGGTAAACGTGCATTTGATATAATCAGTGACAGGATCTTTTACATTAGAGAACTTAAACAAGAACCGTTAAGTGATTATGCACACAACAATCATGACCTAAAAGCAATAGACATTAGATGGAGTAACCTGTGTAATTTTGCTTGTGTGTATTGTAGCAGTGAGTTCAGCAGTAAGTGGGCAAGCGAACTAAAACAACACGTAGAACAACCCAGTGATCAACAATTAGACGATTTCAAAAACTACATATTTGACAATGCTAAAAACTACAAGCATGTTTATCTAGCAGGCGGTGAACCACTGTTAATGAAACAGAATCAAGACTTGCTCGACATATTGCTAGAACAAAATCCTGGTGTAAATCTAAGAATAAACACTAACCTTAGTAAAACAGATACCCGGGTGTTTGATACTGTATGCAAATTCGAAAATGTTCATTGGACTATTAGTGCAGAAACAACAGGTGAAGAATTTGAATACATACGTCATGGGGGTAGTTGGAAAGATTTTTTAGATAACCTAAGCATCGTAAAAAGTACAGGGCACAAAATAAGTTTTAATATGCTGTATTTCCTGCTAAATTACAACAGTTTGTTTGATACCGTTGACTTTTTTCAAGATTTAGGTTATCATAATAATAGTTTTATTATTGGTGCATTACTGAGTCCTCTTTACCTAAATGTTCGACATCTGCCTGATGATATGTTAGAATGTATAAAAATTAGGTTACAAAAACGTATTGACAAGCAACCTGGATACTTGTTAGAAGACAGTTATAAGAATTTACTAAGATACGTCGAACAACCATTTGAAAAAGACTTAGCAAACAGCATAAGTCGATTGAGAATGTTAGATCAACGTAGAAACTTAGACAGTAGGAAAACGTTCAGAGATTTATATAACCTGGCAAATGTCATTTATCAAGGAAATGACACATGACAATAGGCAAATTATTGATATCCACAGTAGACTTCAAACACAGCAATGAAACTTGCTTGGTGCATCAGGATAATTACCAAAAAATAATTTCAAGTAACGAAGTTTTGAATTGTCACACTTCGCTGGATGATATGGCACATGATGATGTTATGAATGATATTTTTTTGGATGCTGATAACATTGAGTTGATAAATCTGTCAGAGGATTCAAGTTCTGATTTTTACCATTACGGTGTAATGATTGATATGTTGTGCAAGATTAAACACAAGGTCAAAGGACTTGATTGGATTAAAAAAATATCTTATAATAGTTTTAACAAAGTTATAGATAGAACAGTAGAACAACCAGTGCTATGGATTGCCGGCTGTTCTGTAAGTGCAGGAGATGGTGTCGCCATTGATGAGAGATTTGGACAGTTGTTATCATCAGAATTGAATTTGCCCGAGTATAATATTGCAAAATCAGGGGCGTCGATATCATGTGCTACTGATCAATTATTAAGAGCAGATATCAATGCCGGCGATAAAGTGATTTTAGGATTGACTAATTTCGCAAGAATGGACTTTTCAGAATCTTGGAAGTATAAATCTAGGACAATAGCAGATTATATCCAGTTACATTACAAAAAAGATAAAAATCTATTAGTCACAGAATATACAGATTATGAATGGTTAATAGTAAAATATATACACAGCATAAATCAAGTTATTAACTATTGCAATAAAATTAGAGCAGAATTGTATCTTGTCAATCTGCTCGGGTGCTCGTGGGTACATGCAGTATTTGAATCGCACGACAAGTATATTGATCTATCGCCAATGATGGAAAGAGATTACTCTAGGCCAAAATATTTGGATTACGGCACAGATAAACTGCATCCAGGACCAAAACAGCATAAACAATATGCTGAAAACATTTTAAATTTAATTACACAGGTGAAACATGGCAAAACCATTTGACGTAGCAAAGTTCCGCAAGGACATTACAAAGAGTATCGACGGACTCAGCATTGGGTTCAATGATCCAACAGATTGGATCAGCACAGGTAACTATGCACTAAACTATCTTATCAGTGGAGACTTTCACAAAGGTGTTCCACTGGGCAAGGTTACTGTGTTTGCTGGTGAATCTGGTGCAGGTAAAAGTTACTTTGTATCAGGTAACATTGCTAAAAGTGCTCAAGAGCAAGGCATCTTTGTTGTAATGGTCGATTCAGAGAACGCACTGGATGAGCAATGGCTTTTGGCACTAGGTGTAGATACCAGTGAAGATAAACTGCTTAAACTTAGCATGAGTATGATTGATGATGTTGCTAAAACTATTTCAACATTCATGAGTGACTACAAAGCATTACCTGATGGAGAGCGTCCTAAAGTTCTGTTTATTATCGATAGTTTGGGCATGTTGCTAACTCCAACAGATGTTGATCAGTTTAGTAAAGGCGACATGAAAGGCGATCTAGGCCGCAAGCCCAAGGCACTTACGGCATTGGTGCGTAACTGTGTGAACATGTTTGGCAGTTACAATGTTGGCATGGTGTGTACTAACCACACATATGCATCGCAAGATATGTTTGATCCAGATGACAAGATCTCAGGCGGACAAGGCTTTATCTATGCATCAAGTATTGTTATTGCAATGAAGAAGATGAAGCTCAAAGAAGATGAAGCAGGTAACAAGATTTCAGATGTGCGCGGTATTCGTGCAGGTTGTAAAGTAATGAAAACTCGTTATGCAAAACCGTTTGAAGGCGTACAAGTTAAGATTCCATATGAAACAGGTATGAATCCATATTCAGGACTAGTGGACATGGCTGAGAAAAAAGGCTTGCTGGTAAAGAGCGGTAACAGGCTTATGTTTGAACCAATTAGTGGCGGAGAGCCTATCCTACAGTTCCGCAAGGCTTGGGAATCAAACGAGGGCGGTTGTTTGGATCAACTAATGCTCAGTTTTAAAGAAGTAGAAGATGAGGTAAGTACAGACACTACAGATGTTGA